CCGTTGGTTGATTACTTGAACCGCTTCCGTTGATTGCAGAATAATCTAACGCAATCGCAATCGCACGCTGTAAATCATTACGAACTAAATTGTCAACAGAAACGGAAGATTGCAATAACAATTGCTTGGTATAATTCATCAAAGCACCTAATCTTTTTGGTGCTAATGCAATTACATCAGTCGTCAAATTCGTTTCTGCATTTTCATCAGTTTCACCTTCCCAAGATGCTGCACCAATTGCATTATTTCGAGGAATTGACAAGTTGGAAGTTAATCCTGTCATCATTGTCGCACCCAATTCCATTGCTTTCAAACGAGGTTGCAAAAATGGAATCATCTCCCCTACTTCCGTAGCGACTGTATTTCCAATTTGCGTTGCCGTTCCGACTGTCAAATCACGTTTTTGAATAGGCTGAATCAAAAAAGACGGCATACCAACACCCTCCAAATCTTTTCCGAATTCACGGTTTTCACTTTTCGCCTGTTCGTGCATTTCGGCAACCAAACCGTTTTTTGCTCCGCCGCCAAGTTGCTGCTGAATGGCATCCGTAATCGAATACCGTTTTGCGATTTTCGCCTGTTCGCCGCTTTCGCCGTGTCGATTGTTCCCAACGTTCACAATATTTCTACGTGATCGTTGACTTGCCATACGCTCTAAAGTTTGCGTAATTTCTTCTGCTTTCGCTTCATTCGCATCAAAAGAAACAATCTCATCTGCGTTTAAGCTGCGACTTTCGTTTTGAGCAGTTTCCAATAGCGTGTCGTTTGCTTTTACCAAATCGCCACGCTGCTCTAATAACTGTTTTCTGTTCATATTATAATTGTTATGATTATTGAGCTACTGCTCTAAAACTTTCTATTTCTCATTTTTAACACCCGATTTCTAAATTCCCAAACCCAATCTTTATTTTTGTCAAGTACTTTCACCTCCATCACTTCAATACTTTTGAAGTTTTCCAAGCTACGTTTTGCGGCAGTAGTATCACCATACGCAGGCGACACAACGGGACCAACTTCGTAAATTCTTTCAAAAGCGGTAACCGTTCGCAACATTCCTCCCTCAATTTCTGACCAACTTTCGCCACCGTCCGCAATCGTAAAAACGAAAGAAGAACCACGAACGTCACCCCTTTTCAGCTGCTCTTTTAAGTCATTTCCATAGCTTGTATTCGGCAAAGAAGGGATTGAATAACGCAAGCCGTCCGCTTCTTTTACAATCGCTAAAGTGTTGGCAGAAGTTCTGCCTAAAATCTTTTCATAATTGTGATTAAAAGCCGAAATAATATCTTCATTCAATTCATAATTCGCAACCGCTTCGGGTGAAATCTCCTCATAAATATTACGACCGTCCGCCGTTCTAAAGAGTAGCGTTCGTGAATTAGTCACAATTCCCAACCCTTCCATGCCCTCGCCATTTTCATTCATTCGAGCTTCCAAACCCTCATAAAATCTTTTTTCTTGGCTACGATTTTCAACCTTTTGCGGTGCAGCGTTTCTTGCACCAATTTCACCCGTTTTAATATATGTTTCCGCAACTTCTGTCCAAGTGCTTTTGTCTGAAAATGCCGCAATATTATCTTCGCTAATTTCCCACTTCAATTCCCACATGGTTTTATCAGAAGGTCGAGAAGCAATCATTGAACCGTCAGGATAAATACGATAAGGATAATATTCATTAGAATATGAAGCAGAATAATAAAACAACATAACAAACCCGTTATCAATACATTGCACCATATACTCCAATGTCATTTGTCTTTTTTCAATCATTGTTTAGATTATTTTCTTTTGAATAATATTCACGAATCATATCGACAGGCATATTATTTAACTGCAAAAACTTATCATCACCACCTTCATATTCATTATAGCCTTCTCGACTTCTTGCTTCATTCGGTGAAATAATTCCGTTTTGAATCAACGATTGATAGAATGCTGCACGACTTGCCGTGTCACCTCTTAACATCGCATCCAAATCAAAACGAATTTCTTTTTTACCAAAATCATCATCCCGAAGCAGGTCTAAATTAAAAGCACTTTCAATCATTTCTAACCAAGGTCGTAAAGAATAGCGAACAAATTCAATCCCTAAACTTTCGATATTGTTAAAACTCGCCTTATCTAATTGATAAAGAATATGCGGAGGGACACCGAATATTCTTGCGATTTCGTAAACCGTCATTTGTCGCTGCTGCAAAAACATGGCATCCTGAACATCTAATTTTATCGGATTGAACTTTGCACCGTTTTCTAATAAAATAGGTTTTCCTGCATTCTGCAAACCCGAATAAGCATCCGTAAAAGAATTCTTTAAACGTTCGTAAGCATCATCTTTCAAGGCGTTTGGATACTCAATCGCACCCGAAGCAAACACCCCATTTTTAAATACCGCTTCTCCATATTGTTGCGAAGCAATTGACAATCCTATATTTTCCCGAGATACCGCAATAGGCGACTTACCCAATAAACCATCGAAACCCATCCCGACAATATGAATTATGTCATCATTGGTATATTCTTTAGATTTATATTTAAAGAACTTTTCTTCCGTATTTTCATCATAAGAAACCGCAACTTCTCTATAATCTAAAATGCGTAAAGAGGTGACCGCCCGAGTTGCATCGTATTTCTTTTTAATAAAGCAATTACCATCAATCAGCAAATGCGTCATCATAGTTTGCTTAAAAGTGAACGGGGTATATAAACCCGAAGGTCTATGATTCAATAATTTACTAATCGAATCCGCCACTAAAAGCGTCACTTTTTTATTTTCAATATTATAAACATTCAACGGCAAACTCGCAATCGAAGAAGACAGCACCCAAATCGCACGATAAGCAGCCGACAAACCCAATGTCGAATCCCTATCAACCGCAACGCCTGACTTCGTCTGCACCCCAAACCACGGAAACCGCCCGTAATTTGACACCGATTCTACCGAACGCCGCTCAACTTTAAAAAATCCCGCAATTTTGTTTGCTAATCCCATATTTTACAACATTCTCATTCCTCTGTTTTCATAAACATTTTCCTGCTCTTTTACAGATAAGTGTGCAGCTTTCGCCATTACACCTGCCACCGCTCCATCAATCTTTTCCTTACTTTTCGATTTTGACGGTTTACAATTTTCATTATCATCAATAATTAAAGTCACGTTTTGAAAGTTCCAAGTCAGCACTTCATTATTAAAATGCTGATGCCGATAATTGATAATTTCCCTTTCCAACGCTTTTGTTGGCCCAGATAACGAACCCATGGTTTGGCTTATCGTAAAGAATCTATCAAATCCCTCATCTTCCACCATCGTTTCAATGCTGCGAATATTCCAAGGATCCGCATTAATCGCTTTCACATTATATATCTGACATAACTTTTTAATATCATTCCAAATAATTGCATAATCCGTTGCGTTCCCTTCCGTTGTCTTAATCAAACCCTGCTCAACCCATTCCAAATACTTGACATTGTCTTTCTTTGTCCTTTCATAAGCCGCATTTTCGGGAATCCAAAACCAACACAACGCCGCAGATTCCCCATTCGGAAGCGGAAAATAAAGATAGAACGCACTTAAATCCGATACACTTGCCAAATCCAAACCGCCGTAACAATCCAAACCTAAAAGCGATTCTTTAGTGACGTGTGACATTATATCAGCCGACTTTTTCCACTTCTCAATACTTATCCATTGAGTTTCCGAATTTGTCCAAATATTCAGATTCTTAACTTTAAAAGATAGCATTGCGGCAGCGCCTTCTGTGTTTACGTTTGCAAACTGAACTCGCATATAATCCGTTTTCAAAGCACCGCCCAATGAAGGATTCGCCTTACCCCAATTGCGAGAATCTTCCCAATCGTCATTTTCATCTAAATCAAAAATCATGATAAATACATTATCATTTGATTTTTGACCTTTGAGAATATCTTTATAATTATCTTCCAAATGCTTACAAACGCCTGCCATATTATAACCTGCCGTTGTAATGATTGCGAGAAGCGGAGAATCAAAAGCACCCATTCCCGTTTCCAAAATGTCCACCATGGAGGAATCCGGGTGTGCATGATATTCATCAATAAAACCCCGATAAACCAAGTGACCATCTTCCGTTGCCGAGTTTTTCCCAATCGAACCCGAAATCATAGAAGATTTTTTGGCAACAATCCGATTGATATTTGTTGAAAAATTCTTTTTCACCGCCTTGCTGCGATTAATCAAAGTATCAATCATCTTCTTTTGTCGCTTCCAACCGATTTTAGCCTGCTCTTTTTTAGTTGCTGCCCAATACATTTCACC